TCATGCCCTTTGCGTCGACAAGGTAGGCCGAGACGGCCCGGTATTGCTCGATCGTGAGGGGGCGGCGGCCGAGTTGAGCTTGGGCGACCTGGCCGGGCTGCACCTTGGCGGCCTCGGCGATGCGGGCCTTGAGGCCGGCGTAGCCTTGGTGGCCGAGGTCGATGGCCATGTCAAGAGCTGTGCGGGCCTTGTCGTGCCTCGGCCTTGGCGGCGGCCACGTCGTTTGCGTGGGCATTTGGGTGTCCTTTGGTGGTGTTGACGGGGGAAACGGCCCGGCGGCCTGTGTGTGTTGTTGTAGCGTTGTTCCTACTTATGTGCAACTATTTATAGAGTCCTATGCGGGAGAAATTATAAGAGTAGTAAGGCGAGTCGACATTAGAGCGCAGGTGGTACGCCGAGAGTTGGCCATGGCTGCCCCGCTTCGTTTAGGAGTCTGGCATTCATGGGCGGAGAGGTGTTGCGGCGTGGTGCGGATAGGCGGGGATGGTAAAGGTCCGACTGTAAAAAAACGCCCAGCGTTGCGCGTGGCAAGCTGGGCGTTTGTGCGGGGCTTGGTGGGGTGGCTATTCGATGCACCACACCTGCGCGCTGTAGGGGTCTGGAGGGGTGACGGTGAGGAGACCTGTCGTGCTCACTGAGTAGTCGAGCGAGGGGCTGCACTGGCCGGCGTTGCAGAGCAGCACGGTGCAGGGGAGATGCACGGGGGCTTCGATGGTGTCGGGATAGATGGCGATGAGAGGGTAGGTGTCGTGTGTGTTGGTGGTGTCGGCGCTGTCTGTGGATGCAGCGCAAGATGCAAGTGCGAAGATGGTGGGCAGGATGCGCATGGGGTCGGCCTTTTGATGCCCCCCCCCGGGGGTGGGGTGGGGTGGGTAGGTGTGTTGTTGTCGCCCTGCGCACCCCCCAAAGGGTGGGAAAGGCAATTTCGGGCTATCCTGCCCGCCGAGGACACCGCCCATGCCCAGGCCGCCGAAGAAGCCGCTACCGCCGCCAGATCCCGACGCGGTCGCCCGGAAGGCCGCCAGAGCCCTCCGCCGATGCGCCATGCCCCCCGCCGAGCGGCTGGCCATCGACATCGCAGTTTGCGAGGAGCAGCTCGCCGACGCCCAATCCGTGGGCGACCTGGCGAGCGCGCACAAGTTTGTTTCGACCATCCTCCGCCTGCAGGCGGACCTGGCTCGCGTCCAGGCCCTGGCCGCGATCCCGCCCGGCGCCAGCCGGATCGACCGCCTCCGCATCACGATCGCCCTGGCCCGCGCCGATGCGAGCTGGACCGCCGTGCGCGACATGGAACACGACCTAAAGCTGGCCGAGCTCGAAGCCGAGGCCGCCCGCAACGCGATGGCCAGCGCCAGCCCCGAAGACATGAGCGCCGAGGAGTGGCGCCAGCGCGTGATCGCCGACGCCAAGGCTGCCCGTCTCCCCGACCTCGACCTCTACGTCGAGGAGTGGCTCGGCCGAACCGGCTACCGCCTTGGCCGCGACGACGCCGGCCGCCTCATCGTCGAGCAGGCCAAGCGGTGATCCCCGACGCCCTGCCCGCCGACCACGACGACGGCGAGGACGAGGCTCCCCTGCGCGCCCTCCTCGAAGACCAGCGCCTCAGCCGCTTCTCGATCCGCGGCGACCCCCCTGAGCACCTGACCGACTGGCAGCGCTCGGTCATCGCCAGCCCCCACAAGCATACGGTCGCTTGGGGGGCGAATGGCATAGGCAAAAGCCTTGTTATTGCCGAGATCACGCGCCGAGCCATCGCCGGCCAACTGCATTGGCAGCGCGGCGCCGGGCCCCGGACGGTGATGCTCGTAGGCAACACCTGGCAGCAGCTCGGCTCCACGCTGGCCTACCTCTGGCGCTTCGTCGACAAGCGCTGGCTCCGCCCTGGCCTGCGCTTTGAGGGCGGCCGCGTGATGGGGCAGCGCCTCGCCGTCTTCGACATCGTCGCCGGCCCAGGCCGCGGCGGCGAGCTCCGCTGCGGCACCTTCCGCGCCGAGAACCTCGCCGGCCCACGCGCCGAAGTCGTAATCACGGACGAGCCGCTACCAGAAGATGTCTACAACGAGCTTTGGCCGCGCCTCTTGGGCCGCGCTGGCCGCCTATACCAGACCTTCACGCCCACGCTCGGCACAGAGGCAGACCTGGGCTACCTCTGGAAGCTCGTAGACGACCCAACCGTGCCATTCTGTGGCCAGATCCAGGGCGAGCTGACCCTCGACAACGTCACGCCCCGCCGCCCGCCCGGCTCGCTCCTGCCTGACCTGCCATGGATCACCACCACCGAGATCGAGGAGCAGGTGGCCGGCCTCAGCGCGATGGAGGCCGACATGCGCCTCGGCCGGTCGCGCCACCCCCGCCTCGATTGCGCCTACTTCTCGGCCTGGGGCCCGCACCTCGTAGCCGCAACAAAAGGCAGCCCTGGCGCACGTCTCGCGGTCGGAATCGACCACGGCTCAGCCCCGGGTCGCCAACGCGCGACCCTCTCCGCCGTCTCCGGCCACGGCCTGCACGCCCGCGTCTACGCGCTCGGGCACTACCAGGGCGACGGTCGCACCGAGAGCCAGGACGACGCGCGCGGCATCTTGGAGCTACTCCGCGCGGCCGGCCTCTCCCTCGGAGACGTAGACCTCTGGGTGGGCGACCGCGCCCACGGCGGCGACCGAAGAGGCGGGTACAAGTCCAACCAGCGCCTGCAAGCCGCCATCGCCGAGGCCCTCGGCTACGACACCCGCACGCCCGGGTGGATGAGCAAGCTGCCCAAGGCGCTCCAGTACATTGAAACCCCCCGAAAGTACGCCCGCTCGCACCTCGAAGGCGCCGAGGTGCTGCACCGCTTGATGGTCGCCAAGCGGATCACCGTCGATCCGTCCTGCGCCCCGCTGATTCACGACATCGAACGGTGGCAAGGCGACCGCCTGGCGCCCGAAAAAGACGGCATCGACTCCCTCCGCTACGGCGTCGTCGGCCTGTTGGAGCAATCCTTGCGCCGTTGACGCCGTCCGCCGCGCGTGGTAGCCGGAAACATGCTCAATCCGTTCTCGCACAAGGGCTGGCAGCCGCGCACCGAGCGCGAACAGGTCGCTCTTGCGGTCCGGATCTATGAGAACAGGCACCACAGCGACCTCGAACAGCGCGCCCAGACCATGCTGGGCGAGCGGCGGGGCATCGTCGGCCCCGTCGACGTGACCCGCAACGCCCTGCGCGCCCAGGTCGACCGCGTGAACCGCGCCTACCTGCGCCCGCCCGCCTGCTCTGGGATCTCCGAGGCCCTCCTCGCCGCCTGTGACGACGCCAGCGCCACCACCCTGATCCGCCGCTACGGCCAGATCGGCGCCCTACCCCTGCCGTCCACGCTCCAGACCGCCGCCCGCGACGCCCTCGGCTACCGTCTCGCCGCTGGCTACTCCGCCGTCATGGTCGGCTGGGCCAGCCGCCGCCGTCGCGTCACCTTCACGCCGATCTCCCCCGCCGACATCGCCTGCGAATACGCCGGCGACGATCCCACCGTCCCGACAGTGATCGTGCACCATCGCCAGCGGTGGGACGGCGACCGCTTCGTGCAGACCCGTGAGATCTACGACCTCACAGACGAGGACAAGCCGGTCTACAAGGTCGAGCGGATCGACGACGACAAGGACATCACCCCGGACGACACCAAACAGTGGCCCAAGGAGTGGATCGACGCCGCCGGCCGCCCGCACCACCGGATCGTCGTCCTGGGCCAGCCAGGCCAGCCCTACGCAACGGCGGCCCTGGTTGAGGCTGCCTTGCGCTTTCCGATCATGTGGTCGCACTGGGGCGCCGCAATCATCGACGCCGGCCACCCCTTCCGCTACGCGATCGGCGCCACCCCCCGCGGCGCCGGCTCCGATGAGCGCTCCGGCCAGGTCGGCGCCCCCGGCGGCCCAGAAGCGATCCATATCTTCGACAACGCCGACCCTGAGCGCCCCGGCCTAGTCGGCCAACTCGGCCCCGGCTACGACCCCAAAATCACCGGCGAGGCCATCGCCGCCGCCGAGCTTGCCGCTTCCCTCTCCCTCGGCCTGCCCCTCCCCATGTCCAGCGTGGGCGGCGAGCCCACCGTCGCCGAGGAGGAGGCCGCCGAGCGCGCCGCCGCGCTGCACTACCCCGCCCTGCGCAGGTGGAACGCGGCCATCCTCTCCGTAGCCGAGAGCTACGCCGCCGTCGCCGAGCAGCGCCGCCCTATTGCGCTCTCCATCGGCGTGTTGTATGGGGATGAGGTCGAGGCCGCCCTCGAGGCCTTCGACCTCGCCCAGGCCGCCAAAGCCGCCGCCGCGCCGCCCGCTGACTCAGAGGACACCCCCGATGCCTGACGCCCCCGGCACCGCCCAGACGCCCACCCAGCCCACCGCCCAGGCTCAGAGCGCGCCCGCGCCGGCCTCGGTCGACCTCGCCACCCTCAAGGCCCAGGTCGCCGCCGATCTGCGCCCGCAGATCCTCACCGAGGTGGAGACCGGACACAAGACCGCGCTGGCAAAGACCGTTGGCGAGCTTCAGGCGACCCACGCGCGCGATCTGGCCCTCTCCGACGCCGGTGTCCGCGACCCCCTCGGCCGCGCGGCGGTCCTGGCCGCCTTTGATGCGACCCCCAAGGCTGATCGTGGTGAGGGCGGCGCCGCTGAGTGGTGGGGCCGTCAGGTCGCCGCACACAAGGCCCACGCCGAGGCGCCCGACAAGGCGCCCAAGCCGAGCATCCATCCGACGGTGCAGGCCTACCTCCCCGCGGTCACCCCCGCGACCCCCGCCGCCCCGGCCTCCCCCTTCGGCGGCCAGCGCGGCCCCGCTTCGGTGGACCGCGGCGCCTCTCCTCGGGGTCAGGCTGGCGCCGATCCCGACATGCTCGCAGGCGAGTCTGTCGCCACCTACCTCCAGCGCGTCGACGCGCACCGCAAAGCCAACCGATAGGAGGCTCCCATGTCCGCAGGTCCCTGGTTCTCCGGCTCCGGTTGGGGCGACGCCAACCAAACTCTGGCCACCCGACTGATTCAGCGCAAGATCAGCGCCGCCGACAACAACCGTTTTGTGTTGGCCGATCCGGTCATGCGCGGAATCCTCGGCCGTGACGCCAGCCTCGGCGCGCTTGTCGGCGCGCTCGGGATCTCGATCGGTCTGGCCGAGATCGGCAGCGGCGTTGCCGCCGCCGTCTCCGAGGGCAGCGCGTCGACCCCCACCAACTTCGCCGTTGACATGGTCAATCTGTCGCCGAGCCGCCGCGCCTTCTCGCGCAAGGCGAGCGACTTCGGCCTCTCCTTCACCGAGTCGCTCATCGACGGCTCGCTCGGCGCCTCGCACGTCGGGGTCATCATCGAAGACGGCATGGGCGTCTACGGCAACACGCTCGTCCGCGACGTGTGCGCCCTGGCGACCTCCGCCACCTACACCGCGGGCAGCTCTGGCGGCCGTCTCACCTGGGCTGCGCTTTCCCAGGCTCTGATCGAGGCCAAGGCCCGCGGCGGCGTCGGCGGCGGCGGGATCTGCGGTGTCATCACCGGCAAGGGCTTGCTGGACCTCACCAACGACGCGATCAGCATGGGCGGCGCCGCTGCGCTGTCCGGGCAGCTTCAGCAGTTCATGGCGCAGGGCCCCGCCATGGGCGGCTTCGTGGGCGAGTTCTTCGGCGGCCAGCTCCGCCTGTACCTCTCCGATCGCGTCGCCGTCGACGGCTCCGACACCGTCGCCCCCCTCTTCTCCGAGGCCGGCATCGCCACCAAGCACCAGCCCGTGGCTCTCGGTGTCGGCGCGATCGCCGTCGCCAACGCCGGCTTCTGGACGATGGAGGCCATCCGCGGCGCTGGCGGCGTGACGACCTTCGAGATCGCCTTCCATCTGGCCACCGGGATCTTGGATCCCAAGGGCCTCACCGCGATCACCTACGCCACCACCTGATCGCCGCACCACCGCAGAGGACGCCCCATGATTCCCGTTCCGCAAGCCGCGCGAAGCAGCCAAGGCGAGTCCTTCGCCCTGGACCATCGCCCGCGGTCTGGTCAGGTCTCCCCCGATCAGCTCGTCATCGTCGACCCGACCGACGCTTGGCACTACATGTACAACCCTGCGGTGCTCCAGTGCCGCGGCGGCATGATCGTGCCCCGGCTGGCGCTCGTGAGCTTCCAGCCCGGCCTCAACGGCAACGGCAAGACCAGGGGGCGCGGTGAGGGCGCGGCGCAGCACATGAGCACCAAGGGCTGGCGCCCGGTGCCCCACGACTTCAAGGTTGTGGCATTCGGCGTGACTCGCGTCGACGCCAGCCCATCCACCTACCTCCAGCGGTGGGAGGGGGTTCACGCCGACGGCGTGACCTCCGTCTACACCTACTCCTCGGCATGGCAGCGCCCCCGCGCGCTGGGCTCGCGAATCCTGTGGGCGCACGATGACGACGGCTACCTCAAGTTCCTGGCCGACGTGATGGAGTTGCTTGTCCAGGAGGACCCCGACGATCCCGCAATCGTGGAGATCGCCGCCCAGAACCTGCTGCACTGTCTCCGCGCCATGTCCGGCAACACCAACGCCGCCGCCGAGGCCGATCGCCAGCGGATCGCGCTCCAAATGCCGGAATCTGTGATCCGTCAATACGCCCGGGAATTCCCATTCCTAGCCAAGCTCCGTGAGGCTGCACAATGACCCCATCCTGGCGCGGCCTCGTTCTGGCCCTGCGTTCCTCCGCTGACTCGCACGTTGACGACGAGCTGCTCATCGTCGCCGCCGCCGGGGAGCCCAACCCCGGAACCGACACCAAGACCCCCACCGGGCAAGCGTTCGGCGCCGCCCAGCCCGTGCTGCGGATCAACACCTCCGCCGCCGCGGAGGGAGACATCCTGGCCTACTGGACCCCCGACGGCGGCGAGACCTGGTTCGAGGGCCCCGCGCTCGGCTCCGAGGTCACCTGATGGCCGCCCCCGCCACGCTGGCCCCCGCCTCTCGTCTGCCGCACCTGCTGGTGCGCGGCGAGGCCGCCAGCGTGGCGCTTCCCCTCCGCCACGGCAGCGCGGCAGCCCTGGTCGCCCCCTCTGGCGGCACCTGGGCCCTTGTCAAGCGGGACGACACCGAGCTGTCCTCTGGCTCCGTCACGATCGCCAGCTCCATCGCCACCGCGACGATCACCCCCGCCTCCTCGCTGGACCTGGGCAGCGGGTACGAGCTGCGCTGGGTCCTGACCATCGACGGCGCCCCCTGGCACCACCGCGCCCCGGCCTATGTCGTCCAGTGGGTGCCGCGGTGCTCCTGCACCGTCTCGGACCTGTACGACCGCCTCCCAGAGCTTGCCTACCGCATCCCCCAAGCCCAGGCCGCGGCCGGCACCGGCTGGCAGCCGCAGATCGACGCCGCCTATGCCGAGCTGCTCCAGACCCTGATCGACTCCGGCCAAAAGCCATGGGAGATCGTCGGCTGCGAGGGCTATTCGGCCTGGCTGACTGCCCGCGCCCTTCAACTCGCGATCGAGGCCATCCCCCGCGGGATCGACACGAGCTGGGCGGAGCACGCCAAAGCCGCCGCCTACAAGGTCCGCGACGCCGCAGGCAGCATGAAAATCCTCCGAGACACCAGCGGCCCCACCGCCGCCAGCCGCACCGGCCTCGGCGTGGTCCGCTTCTCCCCCGCTTACCGGGCCTCCTACTGATGGCCGCCCCGCTCACCCGCGCCGCCTTAGAGGCGGTCCTGGCCTCCCTCCTCGCCGCCGTGACGAGCCTGGACGCCACCGACTACACCGACACCCCCGGCGCCGGCTGGACCGCGTCACGGGGCCACGGCGGCGGCTCCGACCTCGCCGATCGCCCGCTACAGGTCTCCCTGGCCCTCGGCGACGGCGCGACCGGCCCGCGTCAAGGCGTGCGCATCTTCGAGCACGCCTTGACGCTCTCCTGGCCCATGCGGCTCCGGCAAGGCGACGATCTCGGCTCCCAGGCCCAGACCCTCGCCGCCATCCTCGCCGCCGCTGGGGCCGTCCACGCCTGGGGCGACGCCGCCAGCGGCGCGCGTGCCCTTCCGGGCGGTTACAAGCTCTTCACGATCCCCGACGCCGCCGGCTGGCTACGCGTCGAGCTCTCTGTCTCCCTGCTGCTCCCCTGGAGGTAGCCCGTGGCCCTCTCCGACATCCTCGGCATCTTCCGTGATGGCTCGCTGACCGGCACCGATGACAAATCGGGCACCCCAAACTCCGCGACGGTCACCTACTACAACGGCGACCTCGCCATCGACGGCCTCGTGCCCGGTGGCCGTGAGACCCTGCCCCTCCAGGGCCCGGAAGGCCTCCGAGCCATCCGCAAGGGCAACCGGGTGTTCCCCACGCTCTCATTCTCCGGCGACGTTGCGGCCCTCTCCAACGCCTTCGTCGAGCTGGCTTTCGGCCAGACCAGCGGCTTCGTTTCGGTGATCGCCGACATCGGCGACGACACCGGGATCAACCTGTCGTGGAGCGCCGACTACAGCACGGACACCCGCACCGCCACCTTCGATGACTGTGTTTTGACGAGCTACAAGATCGAGCAAGGCGAGCCCAACCGCGCCTCCTTCACCTTCACCGTTTACGGTCCCGTCGTGATCGGCGGTGAGACGATCATCGCCAGCCGCTGAGCCGGCCCCACACAGCAGAGGACGCCATGACCACCGACGCCCCCGTCGTCATACTCCGAGGCCAGCCCTACACGCTGGTCAAGCCGCGCCCCGTCCACGTCCAGATCCTCGGCGTGGACCTCGCCGGCGCCCCCGTCGGTCAGTGGCTTGGCACCGTCGCCGCCGCGCTGCGCATGTGCTGGCCCCCTGGCGTGGCGTGGCCTGCTCGCATCCCGCCGCCAGACTACAAGCTCTCCCACCGCGTCGAAGACTGGGGCGCCGGCATCTATGACGGCCTCGTTGCCGCCGGGCTCTCCGAGGAGGAGATCATCGGCGCCGCCGCCGCGGCCCGGGCCTTCGCCATCGGCCTACAGGTCACCCAGGCCGAGGTGACCGCGGCCAAGGGTTTCTCCGAGCCCCCGGCGGAAACGCCACCCGCTGGGGGCTGAGGCTGTCGAGGGAGTACGGCCAGCCCCCCGCGTGGTGGGCAGCCCTGGACACCGCTGAGCAGGCTATGCTCATCGCCGATGCGCAGATGAGGGCAGAGGAGGAGGCGAAGCGATGATCACCGCAAAGATCGACCTCTCCGCCATTCGCGCCGCAGTCGGCGCCGCCACCGATGGCGCCTCCGAGGCCTTCTTTCGGGTTGCGGGCAGCAAAGCCCGCCAGATCGTCGCCGACGCGCGCCCTATGTGGCCGGTCCGCTCGGGCCGCTCTCGTGACGCGCTCGCGGTCTCGGAGCGCGTTGAGGAGACCCGCCTCTCTGTCGTGATCGAGAACGACGCCACGCCTGCCCGCGGGGGCAAGCCCTACGGCTACCTCGTGAAGTGGTCTCGCCTCACCGAGGCCCAGGTCGAGGCCAAGGTGCAGAGCTACGGCGACAAGGCCAAATCCCCTGAGCTACGCGCCGCCGCGATCGAGTACGGCCGGCGCATCGTTTACCGCCGCCACGGAAGGGGGGCGCCCCCTGGCTTCACCTCGCTCCGCCCCTGGGACGTGCTGATCGCGAAGCCGGTCAAAGCGCACGCCCCCGCCGTAGCCGCTGAGGTGCAGACCGCCCTCGCCCGCCTTAGGGTCGACTAATGGCAGCCTCCGCCGTCTCGATCAGCTTCATCGCCGACACCGCCCCGATCCGCGCGGCGCTCGCCGGCATGGAGGGCGCATCCGCGAAGGCCGCCAACGCGCTGATCTCCGACCTGCGCCGCTCCTACGCTGAGCAGGTCCGCGGAGCCGCGGCCGCAGCTAAGGCCGCCACCGTGGCCCGGCAGCAGGAGGCCGCTGCCACGTCTGCCGCGTTGGCCCGCGTTGCCGAAGAGGCCGAGCGCGTTCGGCTCGGCCCAGACGCATTCAACGCCACCAAGGCGCTCCGAGAGCTTGACGCGCTCGAAGCCCGCCTCAAGGCCCTGGACGCCGCCGACGCCGCCGCGATGGCGAACATCGCCGCCCGGCGCGGGCAGCTGCAGGGCGACCTCGCTCGGGCCGGCTCCACGTCCGGGGAGATGCAGGGACCGGCGCAGGCCCCCGCCGCGCCATCCAAGGCGATGCAGGCGTACAACGCCGCCCTCGCCGACCTTGACCGGCACAGCCAGGCCGCCGCCGCCTCTCAGCGCGGCTTGCAGGGCGGGCTGCAGGCCGTCGCGATGCAGATGCCCGACGTTGTCGCGCAACTCTCCGCGGGCGCCCCGCCGCTTCAGGTGCTCGTCCAGCAGGGGAGCCAGGTCGGGCAGCAGATGCTCGCGGCGTCCGGCTCTGTGGGTGGGCTCGCGGCAGCCCTGGCCCCGCTCGCGCCCCTGATCGCCGCTCTCGCTGTGGCGGTGGCCGGCGTCACCGCTGCCTATGCCGTGTGGGCCAACGCCACCGACGCCGCCGCCGACGCCAGCGGCCGGATCGAGGAGCGGATCACCAAGGCCGACGGCGCCATCGTCCGGGCCCGCCAGTCGGTGGCCGGCCTCGCCCGTGAGTGGGCCGCCTACTCCCAGGCGACCCGCGAAGCCTCCGAAGACGTGCAAGTCCAGATCGGAGGCCTCTCCGGCGTCCGCCTCGAAGCCGAGCGCGCCGAGGCCGCCGCGCGAAAGCAGGCCGACGCCGCCGTTAGAGCCCAGGCCGATCTCGTCGCCAGCATCGGCCAGCGCCTCGCCGCCGAGGAGCAGCTCCGCCTTTCGGGTCGCCTGACGATGTCGGCAGACATCGAATCGAGCCGCGTGCTCGGCGAAATGCGCGACGCCCACAAGGCCGCCACCGCGCGGCTCGGCGAGATGCGCGGCGCGCAAGATCAGGCCGGCCTCGCCGCCTACTCCCTCGCCGAAGCCCAGGCGGCCGAAGGCGAGGCCGCGAAGCGCGCCGCCGACGCCCAGCGCGGGCACACCGGCGCCCTGGACGCTACCCGCGAAGCTCTTCGCCGGCTTGCCGAAGCTGACTCCGACTACAAGGATCGCGTAGACGAGCGCGCCGCCGCTGTCGCCGGCCTGCGCAGCATCATTGAGGGCGCCGGCCGCTTTGAGGAGAGCAGCATCGGCCGGATCATTCAAGCGCGCGATGAGCAGCTCGCCCAGATCGACGCCCTCGCCGCCGCCTCTGGCCGCCTGGACCTCGCCGCCCAGGCCTCGGCCGACGTGCGCCTCGAAGCCGAGCGCAAGCTCGCCGTAGAGCTCGCCGTTATAGAGGCCGAGCGCGAATCCCGGGCCGCTGCTGCTGCTGAGCGAGAGAAGCAGCGGGTAGAGCAGGTGCGCGCCATCACTGTGCAGGGCGCTTCGCAGATGTTCGGGGGGCTGGCCTCCTCTGCCCAGATGGCCGCCGATCTCGCCGCCTCCTCCTCCGAGGCGGCCGCCCGCCGCGCCTTCGTGGCCTACAAGGCCCTCGCCATCGCCCAGGCCACGATCGACGCCCTCGCCGCCGCGGCCCGCGCCGGCCGTGACTACCCCTTCCCCCTCTCCGTAGGCGTCGCCGCCTCCGCCTACGCCACCGGCGCCGCCCGCGTCGCGACGATCGCCGCCACCGAGCCCTCCTTCCACGTCGGCGGCATGGTCTCGGACCCTCCGACCGCCCCCGACGAGGTCCGCGCCACGCTGACCCGCGGCGAGGGCGTGCTCACCGCTCGCGGCGTGGCCAACGTCGGCGGCCCCGACGGCTTGGCGAAGCTCAACCGCGGCGCTCCTGCAGCCAGCCCTGCCCCGGTGGCGGTCCTGGTCCCCCCTGACGCCCCGTCTCGACTGTTTCGCGATGCCGTAGCCACCCGCGAAGGGCGCACCCTCGCCCGCCGGGCTACGCGCGACTCCTCTAAGGTGGCATGGTGAGCAGCTACACTCTCCCCCGCGCGCCCGTGCTGATCGTCGGCGACCCCCGCCTGCGCGACCCGTCGACCGCGCTGTGGTCTGCGCAGTCGAGCTACACCCAGGCCGGCCCGGTGCCCGCTGTCGCCGAAACGTCGAGCGCCCTGCTCACCGTCGAGGCTGGCGGCACCGTCGAGGAGCCCGGCCAGGACGTGGAGGTCCAAGTCCTGCGCGGCGGCCAGCCCGGCCGCAGCACCAAGGCCGCGACCTTCGCCCACCGCCTCAGCGGCGGCACCTGGCGCGGCCAGGATCTGCCCTCCGCCCTGGCTGGCGTGCAGCGGATCGAGGAGACCACCGGCGGCGCCGCCACCTTCACCACGCCGTCGATCGCCTCCCTCCCCTCTGGCGTGGCCCTCCTCGCCTACGCAGTCGCCGGCACCGGCGACGACGGGATCGCCGTCCGCCGCCTCGCCCCGGGTGACACCGAGTGGGGCGACCGCGTGCTGGTGCACGACGACGCCGCCGACGTGGCCAGCCAGTACCCGGTGCTCACCGTGGCCGGCGCCGCCGTGCTGCTCATCGCCTGGGTAGCCTCTGTCGACGCCTCATCCTGGCATCTGCGCACCTGGGTAAGCCACGACGAGGGGCAGACCTGGGTCACCCTCGGCGCCTACGCGACCGCCGATACAGACGTGGCGACCTCTGGCGCCCTTCGCCCTCGCCGCATCGCCGCCGCCTACCACGCCGGCCAGCTCCTCGTGCTGGCGCACCTCTACCGCCCTGGCGCGACCTACAAAGACACCCTGCGCCAGTACGCCAGCGGCGACCTCGGCGCCTCCTTCGCTGCCGTCTACACCCAGGCCGGCGCCACCTACGACGACTCCGGCGGCTACCCAGTCGCCGTCACCGTCTCCGGCGCCCTGCTCACCGTCTGGGCCCGCTCGGCAAACGCCGGCGCCGCTGGCTCCTGGGTCCGCGCCCGCCTCGGCTCTGCCTTCCAGTCGATCGCCGCCGCCGACACCTACGGCGGCGAGGCCTGGGACGGGCAAGCCGTCGACGTGACCGCCTCCGCCATCGTTGACGCCGACCTCGCCGCCTGCGTAGACGACGCGGGCCTGCTGTGGCTGCACTGGCGCTACGCCGATCCCGCCTCTGGCTCTGCCCAGCGGTGCGGCGTGGTGGTCTCCGGCGACGGCGGCCGCACCACCGAGCCCGTCGGCGTCGACCCCACCGACCCGACCGATCCCGCCCAGTCGACGACGTGGTGGTCATCCGCGCCGCCCGGCACCTCCTCGGCCGCCTACCCCACCCGCCTCGCCACCTGCTACCACCGCGGCCGCGTGCTCCTCGCCGCCACGCACACCGCCGCCGCCTCTGCCCTGGACCTCTCGATCGACGTGTGGGCCCTCGGCGGATGGGGCTCCACCACGCTCCCCCCGACCCGCCGCGGCTCCCTCCTCGGCGACCGGGCCTCGTGGTGGCACACCTGGGCCCCGATCGAGCGCCCCGACGATCTGGCCAGCACCTACACCACCACCACGTCGGGCACGTCTACCGCTGCCCTCTCCGGCGGCGCCCTCCAGATCACCACGTCGGCCGCCGGCGGCGCGCGCTACTACACCGAGCCCCCCTTCCTCGCCGGCGACCCAACCCACCTGATCGCCGAGGCCGCCGTCACCGCCACCGCCGGCGGCTCCCTCCTCAGCGCCGCCATCGCCCTGCGCCTGCGCGTCTCCGACGGCGCCACCTACGGCGCCGAGATCGAGCTGCGCTTTACGTCCACCGCGATCCGCGTCTACGACCTCGTAGCCGGCGCCGCCCTGGCCACCGTCTCGGGCCTCTCCGCCGCCCCCCGCGCCGTTCGGATCGGCCTCTCCGCCACCGGCCTCCGCGTCTACCACCGCGACCACGCGCCCCTCGATGAGGCCCGCGATTGGACCCTCACCGCCAGCGCCATCCCCGACGACGACGGCGGCGCGGGCGGCGCGTCCGCCGTCACCTGGGGCACCCTCGCCAGCGCCGCCAATGTCGCCGCCTCCTGGCACCACGTCGCGTGGTCGCCCGGCGACACCGGCGGAGACCACGCCGCCGGTGTGGGGCCGTCCCGCTGGGACGCATGGGACGCCAGCGCCGCCCCCGCGGGCCTTCAGGGGGCGCCCCTCTCCACCGCCCCCTGCTACGTCGCCGCCGGCCTCACGCTCCGAGGCCGCACCGGCCCCGCCGCTGTCGGCGACACCGCGACCCTCTCCACGGCCTACCAGTGGCCGATCGAGCGCCTCTTCGCCGCCCGGTCCCGCTCTCCCCGGGCCCCGTGGCGCTCCGCCGATGAGCAGGAGCAGCAGATCGCGCTGCGCCTCACCGCGACCCCCACCACCCTCGCCGCCGGCGCCTCCCTCTCCCCGCTCCTCGGCCTGGTCATCCGCGGCTGCAACTGGCGCACCGGACGGCTCCAACGCTGGACCGGCTCCGCGTGGTCTGATGTGGTCTCTATCGACCTCGCCGGCCCGCTCGGCTCCCTCGCCTACTCGCGCACTGGTGACACCGCGCGCCCCTCCTCCTCGGCCACGTCCGCCGGCTACCTCCTCGAGGGCGAGCTCGTCGGCGCCACCTGGGCCGCCGGATCGACCCGCCGCCGCATCCTCGCCCAGGCAGAGGGCGCGTGGGAGGGCTCGGCCTCCTGGGATGGCCCGCGGGCGGTCCTGGCCCTGTCTGGCGCCGCCCCGACTGACCCCTCCAGCGGCACCGCCGCCGTCTGGCGCACCGACGCCGCGATCCTCTTCGCCGCCCCCGCCGCGGCTGGCGGCTGGCGCCTCATCGTCGACGCCCAGGCCACCGCGGACGGCTACCTCCAGATCGGCTCCGTGCTCCTCGGCCCCGCGTGGCCCGCCGCCGCCCTGCCCGACTGGGCCACCCAGGATGAGCTGAGCCCCGGCCGCCGGCGCCGCGTCCGCGACGACGGCAGCGCCATCGTGTACGGCTCGGCCCCGCCCGCTCGTGAGGTCTCGCTCGCCTGGACCGACGGCGTAGACGAGTCCGGCGCCCTGGACGGCGACGCCCCCGCGTGGCTCCTCTGGGGCTCTGACCCTGTGAGCGCCCGCGCCGCGTGGCTCCGGCGCCTGCGCTCCCTGACCCGTGAGCACGACGGCCAGCCCGTGGCGCTGATCGCCGCCGTGACCGACACGACCCCGCAGACCGTCGCCAGCCGCGCCGACCTCGTAGTGGGCACCCTGACCAGCCCGCACCGGCTGGAGGGCGTCGTCGGCGACTACGCCCGCTCCCAGGTGCAGCGCCTCGCCGCCCTCACCGTCTCCGAGGACACATGACGATCTCCGCCGAGTGGCTGATCCGCGTCGACTGGGCCGGCCGCCAGTGGTGGGCATCGACGATCCCGATGGATGTCGCCGTCGACGGCGCCGACGTGTCCGCCGATGGCGGCGCAGACGTGCGCTACTCCGAGCGCCTCGCCCGCCTCTCGCTGGACGGCCCCGACCTCGGCGCATCCTTCGAGGCCGACTTCTCCGACGTGGATTGGGCCGCTCTCCGCGCCGCCGGCCATCGCTGGCGCACCGCGACCGCCGCGCTCTACCTCGTGATCGTGGACGATGGCATCCCGGGCGACCCGATCGAGCTCGTCGCCGGCCGCCTGGAGTCTGTGGAGTACGGCGACCCCGACGCCCCGCCCGGCGCCCTCCGAGCCCAGATCCGCGCCGGCCGCCTCATCGACACCGCCCGCCTCCTCCCCGCCGGCTCCGAGCTCTCCGCCGACGCCTGGCCGCTCCTCGCTACCCCCTCCTCGGCGCCGACGCTCTCCGCTGTCGCCGGCAAGGCCCCCGCCCTCATCGCCGGCCGCCCCGGGCTCATCGCCGGCGCCCCCGTCGCCGCAGCCCCCGCCTACCCCGTGGAGTGGGCCCTCGGCCCGGTCGCCAGCCGCCTCGTCTTGGCGTGTGAGCGGCTGAACGAGGGGCAGGCGTGGATCACCGATGGGAGCGGCGAGTGGCGCCTGGAGGCTGTGGAGCACGTCGCCGACGCCGAGGGCCGCACCTGGCCCACCATCGACGCCACCGGCATCGCCACCGGCTCACAGCCCCACCTGGCCCGCGCGATCGGCACCCAATGGTGGTGGGCGTCCTCCTCGGCCACCGGCCCGGGCTCGCTGGCGGTGTCCTCTGCCCGGCCGGGCCTGGGATCGGTGGCCCTTGCCCTCCTGGGTCGCTCCTCACTCCCCATCGACCGCCAGCGCATGGCCGCTGCCATCGCCGCCCTCGATGAGATCGAGGTGGGGCTGGTCATTCAGGACCCCGAAGCCAGCCCCCTCGAAGTCGTGCAGGACCTCCTCGCCCTCTACCCCTGCACGCTGGCCAGATCCGCCGTCGGGCTCTACGTCGTCCCCCACGCCCAGCCCATCCCCGCCGCCTGCCCCTGGGTCCTGGTCGACGGGATCGACGTGCAGCGCGTCGGCCCCGTCGACGTGGAGACCATCCGCGCCCCCGCCTCCGTAGAGGTCCGCTGGGGCCCCTC